GGGTCACGAAGTGGCAGTCCTCGGCGTCCTACGCCATCACCACCGGACTCATCGGCAGCACGGCGGGCAATCGCTACACCGTCGCAGGCCCGGCTGCTGTCTACAGCGAAGTCGGAAACGGCGATCGCGGCGGCGTGCTGACGCGCGAGATCAAGGGGCAGTTGGTGGAGACCGCTGCGGACAATGAACTGACCATCGCGTTCACGTAAGAGGCAGACATGGCAAACCACGCCGCACGCATTCTCGCTCCCTTTTGGTATGAGCCGGAGGATGGAAACGGTTTGAAGTTCAAGTTGCGCGGACTGACCGGCATTCAGGTATTCGACGTCAACGCGCACGCCGTGCACGGCGACGGCGGCAGCATCACATGGGGCGCCGCTGGTGCGCGCGCCGCGTTGCGTGTTGGCCTGCTCGGATGGGAAGGCTTCAATGATGCAGACGGTCAGCCCGTTGAGTTCGGCAAGGACTTCGAGAAGAACATCGCAAAACTCGACTTCCTGCTCGCCAACGAACTGTTCGCCAAAATTCTTGAGGCGTCATCGCTCGGAGCCGAAGCCGCAAAAAACTGACCATCGCGGTAGTGGTGGCGCACAACCGCGACAAGTTCAACTGCCAAGCCTGCGCGTGGAATCGTCATTGCGACGAGAACAACCCGGCCCCGTTCCCGATGTTTGCCATTGAGGAGATCGGTCTTGAATCGCGGACGTGTTTGTTACCGATGGTAACGGACGAATCCCGCCAGATGGTTCGGCTTTACTCGCACTACAAGAACGGGGCGCTGCCGTTCGCAGGCGGGATTCTTGATCAGCCGGAAGCATTCGGTGAGGCGATGGCGGTGATTGATTCCAAGGTTGAGAAGTTGAAGCGGGAGGCTGCACGGTGACGGATATTCAGGCGGCCAACTATCGCATCAAGGCGACCGACGAAACGGCTGCCGCGTTCAACGCCGTCAACAAGCGCCTGAACGATATGGGCCTGAACGCAACCATCAGCGGGGACATGGTTGCCAGTGCCGGCAAGGCAGTCGGCGCCGCTGTTGCTGCTGCCGCTGCCGCTATCGGCTACATGACGGTGAGCAGCGTTCAGGCGCTAGCCGCGCAGAACGACCTCGCACAAACACTCGGCACCACCCAGTCGCAACTGGTCGCGCTTCGTCGCGCTGCCGACCTTTCTGGCGTCTCGCACGAAACGCTTGAGAAGGCGGCCAAGAAACTCAACAACACCATCGGTGAGGGGCAGGCCGGCAACAAGGCTGCCAACGAAACCTTCGCGCGCATGGGTCTGACCGCTGACCGGCTCGCCGCCATGCCGCTCGATGAGCGGTTCGCTGCAATCTCCCGCTCGGTCAGTGGGCTTGCCACGCAAACCGAACGCGCTGCGCTGATGCAGGACGTGTTCGGCAAGGGCGCGCAAGAGCTGCTGCCGATGATGCAGGACAACGGCGAGACGCTTCGCTATGCGGCAGAACAGACGGTTGCATGGGGCACCGCGCTGTCGGAACTCGACATGGCGCAGGTGGCCGAAGCGGACGACAGAATGTCGGACGTGCGCACCACGGTTGACGGCCTGCAGAACCAGCTCGCCACGGCATTCGCGCCGACCATCACGGTCGTATCTGAGCGGCTTGTTCAGGCTGCGCAGAGTGGTCGCAGCTTTGGCGATTCCGTGTTCGAGGCGTTCCGTGTGGTTGCAATGGGCGTCGGCTATGTGGCCGACCTGTTCAGCTCGCTTCACCTCGGCATCAAGACCGTCGAGGTCGCCACGAACTCGATGGCGCTGGCGTTCAACCTCGCGGCGATGTCCGTCGAGACTGTCGCGCTGGCAATCGATCGCGTTCTCGGAACCGACACTGTTGAGAATATCAAGCAGCGGCAGAAGGTAATCACCGGCACCATTTCAGCCGGCATGAAGCGTGTGGCCGATTCCTCGAAGGAACTGGCGGACATTTACAACGCGCCGCTGCCGCATGAAAACGTGGACAAGTTCTTCGCTGACGTGCGCGCGCAGTCTCGCAAGACGCTCGACGAACTGGTCGCCAACGACAAGAAGCATACGGACAGCGCAGCGGTAGAAGTCGCCAAGCGCGTCGAGATCAAGAAGGGAGAGGGTTCCAAGGTCGTCGAAGTGGCCACCGCGCAGCGCGTTGAGATGGGCGCGCTTTCGGTGACGTGGAACGAAAAGGAGCAGGCCGAGGCTGCAGCGGCCAACAAGACTGCGCTCGACGGTGAGGTCCAGCGCAACACCGAGTGGATGCGCTCGCTTGAGGACGACACCAAAAAGGGCTGGAAAGGAAAGCTCTCTGCCGCCAACACCGGCATGGGTCAACTCTCGTCGCTGATGCAGTCTGGCCGGCGCAAGGAATTCGAGCTCGGCAAGGCCGCTGCAATCGGGCAGGCAATCATCGGCACGTCCCTGGGAGTCACTGAGGCGCTCAAGGCCCCGTGGTTCATGTCGCCGTTTCTGGTCGCCACCGCGCTCCTGACCGGTGGCATGCAGGTGCGCGCCATCAAGAACACGCAATTCGGCGGTGGTGGCGCTGCCAACGTCGGCGCAGTCCCGACCATGAGCGTCGGTGAGACCGGCCTGCCGTCGCGTTCGTCACAGGTTGCCGAAGCCCCGATGCTGCCGGCGTCGTCCAGTTCCAGCGCGCCGGCTCGCAACGTGACGGTCATCGTGCAGTCCGACAGCGGCATGGTCAGCACCGACTGGCTGGTGAACCAACTCGGCCCGACGCTGAAGGAAGCCTACGGTGACGGTCACTTTGAATTCATGAGGGCATAGCATGGCCATTCCAGCCGCATACGTACCGATCATCAAGTGGCAATCCGGCCGCGTCAGCGCCGACTGGTACACATTCCTGAGCGATCTGTCTGGCGGGGCAGTAACGGCTTCCGATGCAGACGCACTAAACGGATATAGCGGATCGTTCTACCTGGATCGGTCTAACCAAACAGGAACACAGACGGCTTCAACGATCAGCGATTTTAGTTCAGCAGTAGACGCCAGGATCGCCGCTAGTGGCGCTGGTAATTCTTACAACCCCGGAGGGTGGTGATATGAGTATGAGCAACGCTGCGGAAGCGGCACTTCTTGATCTTCTTTTCCTGAACGCCGACTGGGCAAACGTCGGTGACGCCGGCGGTTTACAGAACAGTGCGGCGGCCGGTTCGTTTTATATCGCGCTGCACACATCTGACCCCGGTGAGGCTGGCGACCAGACCACCAGTGAGGCGGCGTACACATCGTATGCTCGCGTGGCTGTTGCCCGTTCTGGCGCTGGCTGGTCGCGTGCAGGGTCTACGATAAGCAACGTGGCACTCGTTCAGTTTCCGCAATGCACCGGGTCAAGCGCGACGGCGACGTATTTTTCGATAGGTACTGAGTCTTCCGGCGCTGGCCAGATCGTGCTGTCTGGTGCGCTGTCCGCTTCGCTGGCGATTTCAAACGGCATCCAGCCGCAGTTTGCTGCTGCTGCGCTGACCGCGACGGTTGACTGATGCGCGTGCTGATTTATACCTGCCGGTGCTGCGGCATTCGCACGAGAGTGTTAGAAGGCCAAGACAACAAGGCGTGCGCCTGCGCGGTAGATTACGACGTTGAGGTGGAAAGTGACGACAACGAACCTGACGCATCGTGACATCGAGTTAGCCCACCTTCAAGGTAGGCGGCTGCTGCGTTCGTGGTCGAAAGCGCCATCGCAGACAACTGCGTCAGGTATTTGGTTTGATCTTTCCATGTCGCCAGGTAACCCGCCTGCTCAGTATTATTTCGGCGCACCGTTGACGGCGGTTGCGCTGAAACGTTCGACGGACGGAGGGCTAGACCACGGGCCTGACGTGAATGCGAGCGGGTATAAAAAATACTTGCACGAATTCAACATCCAAACAGTGACCGCAACGGCAGCGCCGCTGACTGTCGAGGTACTCGATTACCTCGCCTTCTATGCAGGAATCGGCATGGATGCTGGCGTACAGACGTTGACGACCAATATATCTATCCCGAGATACCCGGACGGCGCTGGCGTCCAAATGATGCTGATAGAGCAGTTTCCTTATGTTGGGTCGGCTTCCATTCAGGTGACCTACAAAAACAGTTCCGGCGTAAGCGGCAAAACGACGCCGGTTGTTCGACTCAATACGCAGGTGGTATCTGGAACTATCGCGTCTTCCGCTTCGGTAACTGCCGGCGCGTCTGGTCGGTTTCTGCCGCTCGCGCATGGTGACAACGGCGTTCAATATCCAGAAAGCATCGAGATATTCGGGGCCGGCGACGTTGGCGTGTTGGCTATCGTTTTGGTAAAACCATTACAGACGTACAGCATCACAGAGGTTGGCATGGCATCGCAGTTTGATTCGATTCTTGATTTTGCATTCATGCCTGAGATTCTCGACGACGCATACCTGAACATGATTGTCCTTCCGACCGGTACGCTGGCAGCGTCAGCTATTCAGGGCGAAATTTCTACATTTTGGAGCGCGTGACATGGCAGGTTTTACATCACTCGACAACATGATTACCAGCGTGAGCGCGAGCGGGAAGCGGTTTTCTGCCCCGTTCACAAAGCAGTTCAACCCGACTGCTGCGGCTGTGGCAAACGAGTGGCACACGCTGTTTCGTGGCGGCGGTAATCCGCAGGCCGACGCAATCTTCGACGTCGGGACAAACCTGCAATTTCAGTCGGTATTCGACGCGACCACAAACGCTGGCTGCATTCAGCACGGCGGAAACGTCGGCGCGTCCGGTGACGACTTTAAGGTTCTGCTTTCTGGTTATGCCGTGACTGCTGCCGCCACGACCGTCCCATGCACGTTGCAACTGGTTGATATGCTGGCCTTTCACCGGGTCACAACTGTCACGACCACGACCGCACAAAACACGGTAAATACAAACACCTTCACGGCATCGTCATCGTCTGGCTTGTTGCTGACCTACGCTAACGACTGGTCTAACTACCAAAAAGTGCAGTTCACCACGACGACCACGCTGCCAACAGGTCTCTCGCTCGCGACCGACTATTGGCTTGTCCGCGTGTCCGCAACGACATCCCGCGTTGCGACTTCGTACGCAAACGCGCTCGCGGGAACAGTGATCGCCTTCACCGATGCGGGAACTGGAACACACACGCTGACCTGCCGTCTGCCGCGTTACAGCGACGGCGCTGGCGTGCAGGCGATGTTCTTCAACCCGGCAGCAACCGCGCTCGGTGCTGGTACGCCTAACCTTACGCTCGGTTACACAAACAGCGGCGGCACCGCATCGCGCGCAACGCCAACAACTCCGTCTGCGCCAATCGGGAAAACGGCGGCGTCCAATTCGCACGTTTTGTATTCCGGAGCGACTGGTGCCGGAAAGTTTGGCCCGAGTATTCCATTGCAGGCCGCTGACGGCGGAATTCGTTTGATTCAGGACATCAGGAATAGCACGTCCTACGTTTCCGGCACCTACGCTGTCGGCTATTACGTCCCCCTGGCAGAGATACCGTTGCAGGTTTTGGGTCAGGCGACGTTCATGGACTTCACGCAGGCCATGTACCCATCATTCCCGCGAGTTTACGACGGCGCTGCGCTTTACTGGATTCTCAAGTCTGGCGTAGCTACACCGGCAAACAGCGCGATTGATGGCAAGTTAAACTTCGGCTGGTCATAATCATGGCGCTTGTCGGCAATCAGTCGCGCATCAATTTCGGGTCTGGCCGCTCATGGGGCGGCCTATACTCTTGCACGGCGGGCGCTCGACGGGAGCGCGGGGAAAACGCGGCGATAAATTGGCAGGACGGTGCTTCAACTGCAATAAAGCTGTCAGCGCAGCCGCTTGGATATATCGGTGGGTCGGCCTACTACAACGCGCAAACGGCCGGCGGGCTATCCAGTTTCAATATCGCGCAGATTGATCTATCCACCGGCGCCCCGACAATCGCGGCCGGTATCAATATCGACGGGTCCGCAACGATTACGTTCACAGTGTCGGACGCCGACCTTCAACTGGTCGTCAGCACATCCGGCGCTGCGACTTTCACGCTGACGGCAAGTGCCGATCTTGTTGGGGCACTATCTGGCGCAGGCGCGGCGTCGTTCGCCATCACAACCAACTCGCCGTTGCTCGGCGCAATCATTGACGCAGTCGCCACTGCTACCGTGACATTAACGGCGGATGGCACAATGCGCGCAACCGGGGCGCTGGCCGGCGACATTACCCCATTCACGGAACTTTCCCCGGAAAACTTGGCTTCTGCCGTTTGGTCGGCATCTGCGGCCGGCAACAACGACGCCGGCACGATGGGAGAGAAGCTCAACGATGCCGGCAGCGGGTCTAACCCGTGGACGGAGGTGATCGAATCGGGCTACACCGCCGCAGAAATACTGCGCGTTCTTGCGGCTGTCGCTGCAGGCAAAACGACCATCACCGACCTGGGCGGTGGCGCGGCGACCGTGACATTCGTTGGGATTGACGGGGCAACGGACAGGGTTGTTGCTGATATGACTGGAAGCGAGCGCGCAACAGTAACGCTGGATGGCACTTAATTATGGCAACCGATTACCCCAAATGCCTGTTTGACAACCGACTGGATGACGGCACTCCGGCCGCATCAACGACGGCCGCGCTTTACAACGTGCTGAACCTGCGCGACTGGCGATCCTATACCGCATGGCAGCCGACCGCATTACCGGCCACCGTGACCGTGGACTGCGGCAGCGCAATGGCATCCGACTATTGGGCCATCTACGGCCACGACCTGTTCACCGCTGGATGCACTATCGAAGTGCGCGGCAGCACGGACAACTTCGCAGCATCGAATGTGCTGGTCGATACGGTCACGCCGGCCAGCAACGCGAACTTCGTGCGGCACTTCGCGTCGGTGTCGTATCGCTACTGGCGGT